GCAAGGACTTGCATTGGCCCTTCGGCTCCACCACCAAGGCCTTTGACGCCGATATCGCCCCGCATCATGGAGTATTCAGCCATGCCAGCTACGTCGTCAGCGAGCTTCTTGCCACCGACGGATTCGAGCATGTCATGGGAGGCGTGGATTGCGCCGCCGATTGAACGGGATAGGCCTTCGAAGCCAACTTCACCAAGGCCTACGATTTGGCCCAAGGCTCCGTAAGCGGCCGTTGCGGCGTGGCTACCTCCGGTCATGTCGAAGGTTTTGGCAAACTCTTCGTCAGAGCCAAAGCCAGTGTAGAACTTCCTTGTGTTGATTGGTTGATCGCCAAAGCCTTCGCGGAATGATTTGCCAAGGCCAGTTAGGCCATCGGATAGCTTGTCGAGTTCGCCATAGGAGTCGTTGAAGATCTGGGAGTTGAGCGGATGCCGTTGAACGAAGTCGGCAATGTATTGATTCCGGCCTACGATCACATTGGATGCGGCAACTTTGGTGTTTCGTTCAAAGGATTCTAGATCGCCACTGATGATCGATGCTGGGATTCCAGTCACCTTCTCAAGCTGATAGGCCCTTGCGGAGTCATCGGGATTCACATCAGCATTCGCCGCAACGCGTGAGGATGCGCCAGAACCATAGATGTTGCGGATCGTGCCGGTGTAGTCCAGATCGTCATCGGCCATCGGCTTTGCCTTTGGTCTGTAGCTGACGTAAGACTTGGCCGGCATAGATGCGTTGGATCATGTCGTCGGTTGGCATAATCCCACGTTCGTCTTGGACTTGTTGGACGATTGCAGCGCGATGTTTGTCGGGTACGCTGACGTTGTAGACTGGATCGGAACTGAAGTTAGAACCAAAGTAACCCGTGCCTGGGACTCGCTGCAATAGTTGCTGGCCAATCTCGGTTATGGCCTTGGCATCGGCTGGCTTCTTGTTGTCTTGGGCATAGAACTCTAGGGCGTTTTGAAGCGAACCAACGAATCGATCATAGCCCTCTGTATCGCCCTTTCGGGTAATTTGTGCCGATTCCATTGTCGGGCGAAGGATTTGCAATGCGTGCATGACGCGAGGATCGGCCTCGGCATTGGCCTTCTTGGCAATCTGAAGATTGACCAATTCCTTGCGCGCTGACATCGGCAACGCCGCACCAACCACATCCGTGTCCATAAACGCCGCTGGGTCTGATTGGGCCATGCCCTTGAGACGTTGGTATTCGATCAAGTTGTCTTGGGTCCAAGCCGTATCGCCTTTGGCATTGTGAGCCAGCACAGTCATATATCGGCGTTTGTCACTATCCTGCATCTTTTGCCAAGCGGCTTCGACTTCAGGACCTTGGGCCTTCAACTCTTCAACAGTAGTTGGGATCTTGCCACCTTTATCACCTCCGATGAGACCACCTTCGACTGTTTGGCGATTCTTATAGTCATCATCTCGCTTGGCTGCGAGGGTCATGTTGTGATCGGTGATTATGCGCGACTCGGCATAGTCGGCAAGGAGGGGATCATTTGGCGAAATGGCATCAGCCTTAGTTCGACCCGAGGCGATTTGATCTTGAAGCCCCGCATTGCGGGCTAGGATTGCGTTGGTGTTGCGTAGGTAGCCTGGAACTGTGGTACCATTGGCATCCTTGGCATTGCCTGCCTCAGCCACAGACTTGCCAGAGAACCACTTTGAGGCGGCTTCATTGAATGATCCGCCATCGGTCATGTATTTGCCAAACACACTTTCAAATAGCTTATCTTGCGCACTTGGTGATTGCAGAAACTCCTTCCCAGTCATTGCTGGCATTCCAGCTTGTTTAAGAAAGTCTGGCAGAAACTCCTCCATCACTTGGTATCGACCAAGGGCCCTTCCGTGCGATGTCTGAACTCCAAGCGATTGGTAATTGTTACCGCTTTCGAAAGTGCCGATTGCAAGTTTCGCTTGTGGCATTGAAACTGGCTTCGATCCCCAGCTAAGATCGCTACCCGACATAACCTCGCTAGATATATTACGTGCACCAACTGTGTGAGTAGCATCGCGGACAATCGACGTGAGCCGACCAATGTCTTCACCATTTATCTTTCCGTCCTTTGTGGCTTGGCTGAGAAGCTTATCTGCCATGAAGGGTTGTTGTCTGGCGAGCCCGGCAATGCGGTCATACCACAAGTCGGAGACGGCTTTGTGATTGGCATTGTCGATTGTGTCGGAGTCTGCACCCTTTTGTTGCCATTGCGCCGTGGTTTCTTTGATGGTCGTGGCGACATGTTCTTGGAAGCCTTTCTCATCGGTTGGGTCTACGAGTGCGGCGTTACGGGAGGCTTGGACTCGGGCAGCGGATGCGCCGATGGAATAGCTTTTGTTCTCAGACGCGGCATGGCCAGCGCCGTTGAATATGGTCCGGCCCATAGTTGAGAAGCTTTCGCTTTCGAATAGCTTCTGGGACATTGGGTTTGAGAGGCCGTTCTGGATATCGAGTCGGGTCTTCTTGAGGCTATCAATATAGCTTGGATAGGCCTCAACCGCGTCCTTGCCTTGCAATGCGCTGAAGTCCGCATGTGCCTTACCAGCTTGTTCAGCATAGTTGGCTGCTGCCGCATTGGCCTCGCTATGATTCTTAAGCTGTTGCATAGCATCAGCACGAGACCATAGCTCATTGCCGACTTCGCGGAAGCTGCCACCTAGTTCGGTTAAGGCCTGGGCTGTAGCGCCGCCAAAGGCAGCGGTTGGGGTATCGGCAGAGTAGCGCGGAAGTGGTGCGTCTTCAGGACCAACTGACGGTACACCTGAGTATGGGACATTAGCCATTGATTAATCCCGATTGCCGACCCGATAGCCATTTGTCAGACACAGACCCAGCGGTGGAGACAAGGCTGGACATCAAGGCTAGATCTCCAGCTTGGCTGGCATTGGACGATGCCATTGTGTAGAGCCCGGCTTGGTTAATGTCTTCGACGGATTTGACGTTGTAGTCATATGCGACCTTAGACGCATTGGCCCGAATTTGATCCATATCCATCCCAGTGATCTTACGTTGAGAAGCTTGGACATCCGCATTGGAACCTTTATTCACGTCAAAGCCAGATGCGGCTTGGGTGGCTTTGATATGACCAAGCTCTTGTGCGCCCTTTAAGCCTTCGATAACAGCCTGTTGTTCGCCTTTGTTAATTGCATAGTCTGCGTTCTGTTTGTCGATGTTAGAGTTAATCTTGGCTACCTGAGATTGGTAGTTGTACACCTGTGACTGGGCTTCATAGGACTGCTTCTTGCCCTCACCTTGTAGAATGCCACCGATTAAGGTGCTAGCAAGTCCAACACCACCAACCATCGGCCCTGTCATTACAGTGTTCCTATTTCAAACGGGACTAGTTCGCCAATGGCGGAGGTGAATTTGGCACCGAGCCATTTGAGCCAACGCTGGGAATCGGGGTTGGTGCGGACGCAATGGCCGATGATTAGTGGGTATTTGGTGAGGATCTCGTCGATGACTTCGCGGGAATGGCGAGCAAAGACGAACTTATATCGATCGAGGTTTGGGGTGTCGATGAACCAGAGATAGGCAGCGGAGCAGATTAAGGTCCCAGTGACGATGCCGAATATGCAGATGATGTTGTCGTCAACCTCAGCAGCCCATACACAGGTTGAGCCCTGAAGATATTGAACGATAACATCTCGCTCGGCATCCGATTGTGGATTGAGACTAGGCAATAAACCCAATCGCTCTGACCGTGGTATGAGATTGATAGACTTAATCATCCCCCAGTCCTCTTGGCTTGATGTTCGTCTACGTTCAAAATGACACCTAAGAGTGTAGCGGGGTATGGATTTGACTGGCGGAAGCAGGTTTGGCCATAGACGGTATAGGTTGGGTCGAGGATGGACTTGGCATCGCCAGTGACGAGATCGGTGACGGTTTGATTTGGGAGGCCGGTGAGCATGGAACTAATGTTGCCTCGGACTAAGTCTTTCATCGCGACTAGGGTGGTGAAGTCTGAACCAGTTTGCAGCCCAAGGGTCTCAGCCACACGTGCATCTACGTCTTGAATCTTCTTCACCCGGCCTTGAATGGTTGGTTCGCCAAGGTCGACTGCGAGGGTTTGGAGATCACACGTATAGCCAATTCCAACTGTTACCTTGGAGGCTGCAACTCCGAGGGTAAACTGTCCGCTAGTTGGCATAACAAACGGAGTGATGATAATTCCGTCCGCAAGACCAGTAACCGTAAGGCCAGCTAGATGTTCAGCACCAGAGAAAGAAGTAGTAGGACTGCCAATATACTGAAGACCGGCGTCGACACACCAAGCATCAACAACTCCTGCGGTGAAGATTCGTTCGGCAAAGCGTTCGATGTATTGGACGGTGAAGCCATTGACGGTTCGCTGGACGATTGTGTAAACGGCATCGACTGTGCCTGCGGGGGTGGATTGCTCGGTGATGGTTGCGACGGATTGGAATGTGCCAAGTGTTGTGGAATGGGCCCAGCCAATGAAATCCTGTTCCTTTAGAAAGGTCAGGGTTAACATTGTGCCATCGTTGCGGACGGCCCAAACCATTTTAAATGGTTCCTCTGCCCATGCCCAACCGGTTATGTTAAAGCCGTAGAAGAGATGCGAGGCGAGGATAGAGATGTCTGTGCCGGTGTAGACGTTGGCGTAGATGTTGTAGGAGGAATCACGGACGATGGAGCCTTTGGCTTGGACATAGAGAACGTCATAGTTGGAGATAATCGGTTGGACATCTGAGATGCCGTTGAAGCTTTGGGCATTGGCAACTAGTGCAGTTGGGGTGATGGCAGAGCCTGGGGACCCACCATTGATTAGCCATGAAGCACGATCGGTTAGGGCCAATAAGCCAGTGGTTTGAGAGACTAAGGCTTTGATTGTGTTAAGCTGGCCTGAGACAAGCGTTGCGGTTATGGAATCTGTGGACTGAGCAGGGCTTGAGACGTTGAAGTTGTAATAGGCTCCAGGCTGGGACATGTAGAAGGTTTGGGGCGAGGCTGTAGGTCCAGCGAGGATTAGGCGTTGTTGGAAGAACGCTGGGACGGATGGGAATCCGTTGGAATTGGTGGATAGTACAGCAGTGCCAGCAGCGGTGCCAGAGGAGAAGGTAACGGTGGGGACTGATAGATATCCAGCACCGGAGTTGAGGACTTGGACTTGGGTTACGCCCCAAGTTACATTGGCTGTAGCTCCTGTGCCAGCACCTGAGGTTGATAGTTGAACCAAGGGATTGGCCGGGGTGGTGCCTGAGCTTACCAAGCCTTGGTTTGATGGAGCGGTGGTGATTGGTAGCCAAGTGGCAACGGCAGTGCCCGCACGAGTTGCGACTACAAGGATAACGCCATTGGTGAATGTGACTGTGTCGCCTACTTGGTATCCGGCTCCACCAGCACCGATAGTTGGAGTGCCTATGCCTTGGAGTAGCGGTTGGATAGAGCCTGCGATTGTGGATGACGCACCGGATAGGGTTGCGGTTGGGACGGTAGTGTAGGTTCCGGTGTTTGTGATTGTGATATGATCTACACCAGCCCCAAGGAACGGATTCTTGGCAATTGGCGGAGTTTGAGCAAAGTCTGGGGTTATGTTTGAGTCGATAAAGGTCACACCCGGAGCAGTGACTGAACCAATGAACCCAAATGTATTACCCGCAGGAATGATTGCGAAATAGCTAACATCGGCCTTGTAGACGTTATAACCTACAGCACCTGCTACAGCAAACCAACCTATAGATATAGAACCAGCTACAGTACGGATATCGTAAGTTGGCCCCGCATTAGCTTGAGGTGAGGGTGAGGATTCTTGGCCATTGGCATCGATTGAGGTGATGACATAGGCATAATAGGTGGAAGCTGGTGCAGCCCCAGGAGCAGGGAATGTAGACACTAATCCTGGAGTGCCTGGAGTTGTTGCGCTAGTACCAATAACAATGGGGAGTAAGGTCCAATTAGCTGCGGTTACTAGGGTTAGGACATAGGGTTGGTAAGAGGGATGGCAAAGGACCATCTGATTGACGTTCTGGGCGTATTTGACCTTAGCAAGATCGGCTGCGAGATAGGGGGAGGTGATGGTGTAAACACGCGAAGCGGTACCGCCAGAGACGTAGGGGGTATAGGCTGTGGCGTCGATTGCTACGCCGTTGAGATTGGCAATGGTAACAGCCGCACCAACCACATTGGTGACTAAGAAATAGCGGCCATTGAGTTGGGTCATGCCAACTATGCCCGAGACGAATATCCAATCGCCAATGGTAAAGGTATTGCCTGTGACGGATAGTTGGCATGGATTGGTTGGCAAGGTGTTGGCGATAGGGAATGAAGGTTCAAGTACCGGTGCACCATTGAAGAAGAAGCGAACGTAGCGATCGCCAAATTCGAGAACGTAGCCAACGGTGAAGGAGGCTTGGAAAGGGATTAGGCGAACCGCTGTTGCGGACTTGTAGCATTGGAGGACGTATTTGGTTCCGGTTCGGGTGGATGCGCCACCACGATAGTCAACGAACCAGTTTTGGAGTAAGGCTGCGCCGGATTTGTATTTGGCAAGATCAACGCGGGAGTAGAGCTTTGGGCTCCATTCGCCAGAGTTGAATGATGCTTGGATATGTTGTTCAGCCATTAGTACATACCAAAGCAGTCACCCCATTGGAAGCCATCATATGGCCCAGTGGTGTAGCTATTGCCAAATGCATTGCCCCGGATGCGGATGAAGTCAGGGGTCACGTCGTTGATCACAAGGCCTTCATTGCCATCGGCAACTCTGGCTTCCATGATTCGTTCGTTGACGAGTTTGATTAGGGAGTTGGCCTTATCGCGGGAGTTCTCCTTCAAGGCCACCATCATGGCACTAGCAACGAGGTTGATCCAAGCGGTTTGGAATAAGGAGTCCATTACGTTTGGATCAGTGACTTGAGCCACGTAGCTGAGGGTGGCGAACTCTTGGTTGGTGAGGATCACCCGGGCCGCATTTGCGCCGCCTTGGACGATGTTAAAGGTTGCGCCAGTGCCAACACCAGTGGTTGAGCCTTGGGCTATTGGGTTGGTTTGGACGGCGAAGTAGAAGCCACTCACACCTGTGCCTAGACCTACCGCGCCATTGACTTGGTTGAAGATACCAACGGTAGCAATGACACCGCCTGGGGCTGTGAGGACTTGAAGTGTAGCAGGGGCGCCAATTGGTGGACTGCCTGATGGACCAGAGGCTAGGGTGATGATGTCGCCAACCGCATAGCCAGTGCCGCCATTAACTACGGTTGCCGAGCCAGCGAAGAGGAAGTAATCGGTTTGCACCGCATAGCGGATTGGTTGGCCCCACCAATATGATGAAGCACCTCCGGTGACGGCTGTGGTGATTGGGATTCCGCTGGTGAATCCAGTTTGGGTTGAGGGGATGATGAAAGCCGGGCGAAGGCAATCAACAGGGTATTGGTATTCATAAGCCCAAGGCGGTGGTGGTTGGCCTGGAGCCCATAGGGTTGTGGCGGCTCCAGTGTTTTCAGGGGTGCCTGGGGAGGAGGTGATGTAGGTTAGGTTAGCTGTCCGCATCGCGCAGTTCCACGGTGCTTTGCGGAGCAGGTCGTCTCGAGCGTTGGCGAAGATGAGGTTGAACTGAGTGGCTTCGTTGGATAGTGGAACGCCAGTTGGTCCAACCTCACTTGCCGCAACGGTCGTGCGGGT